AAAACCAGGTGTTAAAGAACTACCATTAAATGAATTAATGTTATGGGATTCATTTAGTTATAATGTAAGTGTTACTAAATTTTATCAACTACAAGGTTGTAAAATGATGTATACATCTAGAAGAAGAAAAGAAAGAGAAGGCACATATCTATTTACGATAGATTGGTGTGCTGGAGATTACAACGAATTAGACTTTGGTTATGCTGAAAAGCCTGACCAACATAAATGTGGTCATGTTATACAATTAGACGATGGCAACTATGCAATACAACCCAACAATAGATTAAGGATCTTTGACCCATCAATGGCAGCAGATCCATCAAAACCTCTTATACACAGATTAGTCAATACTAAAATTTGGTCTGTAGAAGACACATCAAAATGGATAACAGATGAAAATCAGGAAGGTAGTTATGACTATGAATATAAGGAGATAAAAGATGACAAAGAAAAAGTCAACAGTAAATAAGGCAGGTAACTACACTAAGCCAGGCATGAGAAAGCGATTATTTAATAAAATAATGGCTGGAACAAAGGGTGGCAGAAGTGGACAATGGAGTGCCAGAAAAGCCCAGATGCTAGCGAAGCAGTACAAGGCAGCTGGTGGTGGTTATAAGTAATGGTAAAAAAATTAAATAAAGTAGCTAAGGCTTTAGGTAAAGCATCAAAGCTACATAAAAAACAATCTAACATTATTAAAAAACATATCAAAGAAATGAAATCTTATGGCAAAAAAAAGAGATCCTAAAATAGGAACTGGTAAAAAGCCAAAAGGTTCAGGTAGGAGGTTGTATACAGATGAGAATCCTAAAGATACTGTCGGTATTAAGTTTGCAACTCCTACAGATGCCCGTAAAACTGTGGCAAAAGTTAAACGAATCAACAAACCCTTTGCAAGAAAAATCCAAATTCTTACGGTTGGTGAACAGAGAGCCAAAGTTATGGGTAAGACGCAGGTGGCTAGCATATTTAAGAAAGGTAAGGAGTCAATCAGAAGAGGGAGGAAAAAGTAATGGCACTCGCAAAGAGTCAAAGAAGTCTTAAAGCATGGGGGAAACAAAAATGGAGAACGAAATCAGGCAAGAAATCTTCGGAAACTGGAGAACGATATTTACCAGAGAAGGCTATCAAAAGTCTAACATCTGCGGAGTATGCGGCAACGACAAGAGCAAAACGAAAAGGAACAAAAAAGGGCAAACAATTTGTGAAGCAACCAAAAGGGATTGCAAAAAAAACAGCTAAATACAGGAGGTACAGCTAATGCCAGGACATTATGGAAAAATGATGAAAAATAAAAAAATGAAAAACGGTAAGAAGAAAGTTACTGGAAACAGAAAAAAACTAGACATGGACAAAGATGGTAAACTAACTAAAAAAGACTTTGCTATGTTAAGAAATAAAAAAAAGGCTAGAGCATAATGAGAAAAGGATTATATGCTAACATCCATGCTAAAAGAAAGCGTGGTGGTAAAATGAGAAAAAAAGGTGCTAAAGGTGCACCTACTGCAGCTAATTTTAGAAGAGCTGCAATGACAGTAAAAGGTAAAAAATAATGGCAAAGACACCTGCATGGCAACGTAAAGAAGGTAAAAACCCCTCAGGTGGCCTTAATAAAAAAGGCCGTGAATCTTATAATCGTGCAACTGGTGGTAATTTAAAAGCACCTAGCAAAAAAGTTGGTAACAAAAGAAGAGCTAGTTTCTGTGCCCGTATGAAAGGGATGAAAAAGAAACTAACATCTAAAAAAACAGCTAATGATCCAAATTCAAGAATTAATAAAGCACTTCGTGCTTGGAATTGTTAGTTTATTAATATTAGGAAACAGTATGGCAGAAGCATCGGAATCATTTCCAAAATCTTTTTATGATACAGTTGTAAAAGTACAATCAGAATACGATGAGGATTCTTTCGAGAGAAAAGTTAATCCTGCATTAGTTGTAACTGTTGCAGCTGTAGAAAGTGGTTATGGTGATTTTCCGAATGCACCCACAGCTAAATCAGCTAATAATTTTATGGGTAGGCATGCTATAGGAGATGAACCTTTTGTAGCTACAGCTAGTGGTGTAAAATTAAAAAAGTATGAAACAGTTGAAGATAATATTCGAGACTTTTTAAGATTAATGAAAGTTGGTAATTATTATAAAGATTTTAGACAAGCAGTTAATGAAGGAATGCCACTAGAAGATCAGTTTAGAAATCTTAATAATTACTCTACAAATCCTAAATATTTTGATTTACTTTATAACTCTTACAAAAAAAGAATATCACCTATAGAACAAACTAATAAAATGTTTAAAGGTGAAAAAAGTTTAGGTGATCAAATGAATAAATTAAAAATACCATTAATGTAATATGCCTTTACCGCCTTTACTATATATAGCAACAGGAGCTGGTAGATTTGCATTACCTTATTTGCAAAGAGAACTTGTAAAACAAGGAACTAAAAAATTTATAAAAGATCATGGTAAAGAAGCATTAACTGCTGTAACAGGTGGTGTGGTTCTTAATAGAGTTATGGATGAAGAAGAAGATCCATCTATAACACAAAGTGTTGGAGTAGGGCCTGAAGGTTTAGTAATAGGTGGTGAGCCAAAAGAAACATTACCCACACCTCCACCATTCATTACGCCTGAAGCTGAAAAGACAGACACAAAATTAGAAACACCTATTGATCAAGGTATAAAGAGTGAACCTCTTATTACACCTGAACCAAAAAAAGTAGATACAACTTTAACTACACCAGTTGCGGATACACCTAAGAAAGAAGATTTTATTCTTACAAAAGAAAAAGCTAAGACAGGTGCTTTAACAGATGTAGAAGTACAAACTGCAAAATCTTTAAAGGGAGAACAGCCTGATTATTATTCTAAAGTAGTAAAGGGTATGGATGACTTTAAACAACCTATAGCTAGTAAAGAACAAGTAAAAAATTATATAAAAAATTTAAAAGCAACAGAAGCTGAAACTATTTATCTTGGTATTGATAATTTAATAGATAGTTATAAAGGTGATAAAGTTGATATAACAAAATTTAAAAAGGCATTAGCTAAAAGAGATATATCATCTACTATAGTAGCTAATGAAATACCTAAAGATTTAAGTATATCAGGAGTGTCGGGTGATAGAACTCATTATGATCACCCTAGTTTACCAGGAAAAAAAGAAGATAAAAGTATTTTGTTAATAAAATTTGATAGGCCGCCTGGAGAAGAAAAGTATTTCCCACCAGGAGGTCATTTTAACCCAGTAATTAGTGCAGATACTATAGCACATGTAAGAGGTCAAATGGGTTATGATTTACAAGTATTTGGCCCTGACGATACGTTTACAAAAGAAGAGATAGAAGCACAAAAAAAATTAAATAATACTTTTATAATAGATGAAATACAATCTGATTATTTACAAGATCAAAGAAAAAATGGATTTGTAAGTGATTATAAAATTTTAGTTGGTGATGAACTTATAGATTTTTTAAATGAAAATAATATTAAATATATAAGGGACAGTAGGGAAAACACAAACGTTGTTATATTTGAACAAAAAGGTTTAATGAAATTTGGTGACACACTACGGGTTACTGATGAAGGTGTTATAACAACAAGAGAAGTACCATTAGACAGTAAATATACACATATAATTTTTAAAAATAATTTTTTACAAAGTGTAGGTAAACGAAATTTCAATGATGAATATCAAAATAAATATGCAAATGATTTTGATTTAAAATTATATAGTGATACTCGAGCAAGATCTCCTCAAAATGTGAAGGAAAGAACTAAACAGTACATAAAAAATGCTTATAAACCTGTACCAAATTTACCCATAGTTAAAACAGAAAAATGGGTTGATCTTAGTATTGATGCTGCAATTAAAAAAGCTATATCTGAAGGTGCTGATAGCATTGGATTTGTAAGTGGTAATGTTCATACTAATCGATATGAACATGGAATGGGCTCAGAAGAGCAGCAAGGTTTAAATTATTTTTATGATAATATTGTCAAAAAAAGATTTGAAAAAATTGCAAAACAATATGGTGTAGAAATAGAAGAAGTATTTTTAAAAAGCACACAATTTCAAAAATTAGGTGAGCAATATCAATATGCAGAAACTAATGAAAATGCTGTATTAACAAAATTAACTGCTAAAGAGTTTTTAGATAAACTTAATTATTATACTGAAAACGATGTTGAACTGCCTGACTATTTTAATATGGTTATAGGTGTTCCTGATGAAACTCTAGCATCAACTCAGGAAGAAGCAGAAATGTCAGGTGCTTTAAAAAGTCAATTTTTAAATCAAAGACAAATAACAGAGCAATTAATAATGCAAGCGGGTATTACAAGAACACTAGATAAAGACATTGCAGAAAAAGGTACATATGGGCCTGAGTCAGAATACTTAGTTTGGACAATTAATAACGGTAAAGATATTTATTTGAATTTACCTGCTATACAAGTTAAATTATCTAACTACGCTAAAACAGGACCACTGGGATTTGCAGATGATGGATTAAGAGATGTAGCAATAAAGGGATTAGTTGTAAATAATGAAAGTTCTAAATACATAAATGATTATGATGCTGTATTAATTAATGAAGAAATAGAGGACACTGCACGAAATGAAACTATTTACAAAATGCCTTTACCAAAAGAATTGCAAAAAGAAATATTAAGCAAGCCCAAGAAAATGTCAAAATTACAGGGGCAATCAAATAGACTTTTTGCATAAAAAAAGGGAAGCCTAAATTAATAGACTTCCCTCGCAGGCAACACGAAGACCGCTTGACTTTTTAGTCAGGTGGTCTTTTTTTTTGGTCGTAATATTTGTGTTGATATAAACTTCTATCAGCCCAACGTTTACGCCAAAACCAGTTACTTAATGAGCTGGCATAATGTTCTAGTTTATTCATAACAGGATTATGCCAAAAGTAATATCTAAACTTTTTGTATAAGTTGTTTGATGTCATCTTGTAATTTTCTTCCTACAGCATTTGCATGATTGATTACAGCAGCACATAGATTACCATGATAAGGATAACCTTTAAGTGCATCTCTTACTTTAGCTACAGGTTTGCCACCATAATCAATTACTATTGCATTGTCTCTATTAAGACCTATTTTTAATTCAAATAATATACCAGTGTATTTATCAATATTATTTTTTTCCGCCATCTCTACCCTCCACATTAGACTGTGGAGTTAGTGTAGATAAACTTGTCATAAGTTGTACCACTTCTCCATAAGGTCTTGTCATTAAGTATCTCATAATATCCATGAGTTGTTTAGAACTTATATTATAAGTTCTTGGGGTAGTCTGTTGTTTCTGTTCTTCTTTCTTTTCCATCTATCCTCCTGTTAAAATGGTATGTTATCATAATCAAAATGCTTTTCAAGTGTATCTAAATTTTCTTGTGCATTTGATATTTTTGTTAGTAATTTATCCATCTCTTCTATATGTTGTGGATGTTCTCCAATACCTACAGAATTATCAAGATATATTTCCATTGTTGCTTTTGCACCTGCTATTTCAGCTTCATACTTTCTAGCTAATGCTTTTACTAGATTTGATCGTACCCTACTCATTCTGCACCTCTAAATGCATAGTACTTATCTTCTATTAAATCTTCATCTAATAAATAAGGATTATCTCTACCCTTTTTATTAAACTCTGTTCTTAAATCTCTTATAGTTTGATTTAGTGTTCTACCTTGATTAAGGCTAGCACAAACTAAATCATCTACTTCTATTAGTGCTTGTTTTACTGCTCCCATTTTTTGCCTCCTGTAGTTTTTTATTTAATTTATTTAATTTATTCTGTGTATATATCATAACTTCTTGTAGTGCTATGATCTTACCATACAGAGCCATTTGTTCACCGTGTGTCATTTGACCTCCTTTATTAGTCTATTTAAATACCATTGTGCTTTTTGTAAATCCTCTAATGGTTCACCTTTAAATTTATATCTAGAAACATACTTCAAAACATTTCCTTTTAGATATCCATGATACTCATCATCCGTCATACAATCTTGTATTACATCAATAGTTTCTTTTTTTCCATACTTATAATGTGCAGGTGAATTAACATTATCATGATGGTCTAAATCAGATTTAAAGTCTACCATATTCTCTCCTTATTGCATTGTAGTCAATTGTTTCCATATTATAAGAACCATTAACAACTTCTCTTTTAACTACAATACCACTCCACCACATATGCTGTGTATCTCTAGCAAAATGTTCTTTATGATTTAAGTAACATCCTGCAGATAAAGCATGCAATTTTTTACCGTTTGGTAAAGTAGATGTAGCATAATCTAATAAATGACTATGCCCTACTGTAGCAGATACTTTGTGTTTTGTCAATAGAGTTCTAGCTATATTTTCTCCTGATATTGCACTACCAAGTATACCTGATGGAAAGTGATGAGCATAATATACACCATTTAAAACTTTATTTTGTTTATAGGGAACTTCTTGCCATCCGTATTGTTTAAAGTTTAAATCACTAATTTTTAGTGTACCATCTAGTTCAGGATTTTCA